CGACTCTTAATCGACTGGTCGTAGGTTCGATCCCTACCGCGTCCACCATTCCTTTCAATAACTTAGCATGATATTTAGTGGGGAATTTCGCGGGTACCGGGGGCTTTACCGGGGAGGCTCAATGAACCCGCTTTTCCTTGCGCTCTGTTAACTGCGGCGGTTCGGGCGAGATAGCCTCGACCGCACTCCGGAGTTCATCCATGCGGTGATGACCGTACACCGTCGCCATCATTACGGTGGTGCTGGGCGCCCAGCCGACAATCTGCGCCACCTTGGTGAGTGGCACGCCGGCATTAATCATCCTCGAGACCGCCGTATGTCTGAGGTCGTGAAAGCGGTGCGTGATGCCGGCCCGCTTGCGGGCCTCGTTCCATGCGCTCTTGATGGAGCCGATGGGCTTGGTGGGGTCCGTGTCGTATGCCTTACTCTCGCCATTCGCAAATTGATTCCCTACTGCCCCGTAGCGCTCGTATGCGAACACGTAGTGCTCGGGTAGCCGCTGCGGGAAATTGGCGGCCCAGAATGCCAGCACAGATGCGGCGCGGGTGCTCATGGGAATGGTGCGGCCTTCATCGCGCTTGTCCTTGCCCCAGATGATGCGCTGGCCCTCGAAGTCCACGTTGCGCCACAGGAGTGCTTTAATTGTCCCGTAGCGCGAGCCGGTCTCCATCGCCAGGATCACCATCGGCAGCAAAGAGCGCGAGCGCGACTCGGAGCATGACTTCTCCAGCGCCAATGCCTGCGCCGGCGTCAGTGCCTTCCCGACGTCGCGCCGCGCCTTCAACATGGTCACATCCGGTAGCAGCTTCGCCCAGTGTCCAGAGCGCTTGAGAATCGCACGCAGAGTGCCCACCTCCATATTCACGGTGCGGTTGGATGCCCCGTCCGCGAGCCGGTTGCGCTGGTAGAGCGCGATGTGGGTCGCCTCGATGTCCGGCAGCATCTTTTTCCCGAAGGCAGGCAGTAGGTGCCCGAGCTCGGCCTGCGCGATCAGCAGCGACCGGGGCCGCAGCGTGGCGCTCTTGAGGATCAGCCAATCGGCCGCCGCCTTGGAAAACAACTGCGCCTTCTCAGGCTTCTTGATGCCGGCAGCGCCATGCTCAAGCTCAAGCCGGCGCTTCTGCTCAATCTTGCGGGCGAGCGTCTTCGAGCGCGTGCCCGAGGTTTCGCGGATGCGCTGGCCGTGCAGTTGAAATTCGTAGGACCAGACCTTCGAGCCTTTGTAGCGGAATAACGACATTGACCATCACCCAAAAGTTGCAGAGGGGAATAAACCTTTGTACTGGTACATTTAGCCCACCCCGAAATCAGGCCCGAGCCTATGACCGATAAGTTATTGACTGTCGCCGCTGCCGCCGAGGCGCTGGGCATGTCCGAGAAGGGTATCAGGAACTGGATACTCCTGCGCCAGATCGCCTACGTTAAGTTACCGCAGGGGCCAGTCAGGATCAAGGAGTCCACGATTCAGGATTTGATTGAGGAGGGGACGGTGCGCGCGCTGCATTAAAAGATGCATGATGTGACGTATCCGTCATATTCCAGAGCGTCCCATGTGCGTCATGCTATGTCGTGCAGACGACAATCCAGCAGAGATTCGGCAGGCGCATCGTCGCGCTGCGATCCGAGCGCGGAATCACGCAGGAGCAACTCTGCGAGCGGTCCGGACTCAGCCGCGAGCACATCAGCTATTTGGAAAACGGCCACCGCCAGGCGTGCCTGATCAACATCGGCCGGCTCGCGAAGGCGTTCTCTCTGACTATTTCGGAGCTGATGCAGGGGGTCTAGCGGGGTGCGCCGTCGCACTTTGGCACATGCTTGCGGCGCTCCATATAGCCCATCTCGACGCCGCACTTGGGGCATGGAGACAGCTTCTTCGGGCGCCCCTGTCCGTGACCGGGACGCAAGGCCATACGCTTGCTGGACTCGCGGAAGATGTCGGCGTCGGGGACGGTGGAGAGATCGATCACGCTAGTGGCCGACCTTGATTCCACGCTTGATGTTAGTGAGTGGGGTAGCGGCGTGACGGGTGGCGGCATCAATTTCTTCCTGCCGCGCATCGTAGTCGGGGTCGATGGTCGCCGTCACGGGGCAGCTTGCGGGAATGAGTTGCTCGGCGCGATGGGCAATCCCCTTGGCGATCGCCTCCGCCTCGTCTGTGGCCCGCACCTTGATGTGCTCGACAACCTTTACCTGCTCGGCATTCTTCCAGATTTTGATCTCATAGACTGGCATCGCGTCTCCTCTGTCTGCTTACATAAACATCATGCGCTAAAACTGTTTTTACGTCAAGCTCAAAATGCAGTGTGCACCAAAATAGTGCAAATGGGGAGCTGATGCTGGGGGTGTGAGGGTGGGGGACGAGCAAACGCAAGGACTTATCCTGTGATGTCGCTGTCACCATGCTCTGTGCTTGTTGCAAGCGAGCATAGCATACGCGTGTCAAGCTCCTTATGGCGATATAAGTTTTGCTTATGGTAGGCTTGGGCCATAATGCCCGATGTGCCTGCAAACACGCCCAAGATCAAGCCCAAGGCGAAACTCACGCCCGAGATGGAGGCAGTGCAGTGGAAGCCAGGGCAATCGGGCAATCCATCCGGTCGTCCCAAAAAGAAGCCCATCACTGAGATGTATGAGCGCATCCTGAACAATCCAGAGGCTATAGCCGCGATCGAAGCGGCCACCATGAAGGCTCTGAAGGCGGGCAACATGGCGATGGTGCTCCAACTCCGGGAGATGGCGGACCGCACCGAGGGCAAGGTGACGCAGCCGATCGAGGCGGACATCTCGGTCAATTTGGCGGATGCGATCGCGGCGGCGCGCAAGCGGGCTGGCAAGTGAAAGGCGGCTTGGCTGCCGAGGAATTGGAGCTGGCTCAGGATATAGGCAGCTATTCGCTGGATCCTGTGGGGTATATGCAGTATGCCTTTCCGTGGGGCTCGGATTCGCTTCCGCAGGCCGGCCCCCGAACGTGGCAGAACGAAATTAACCAGGCAATCGGCGATCATCTTCAAAACCCCGCAACGCGCTTTCAGCCGCTCATGATCGCGATTGCGAGTGGGCATGGAATCGGCAAGAGTGCCGAGATCGGGATGCTCCTAAATTGGGGGATGAGCACCTGTGAAGACTGCAAGGTAATCGTCACGGCCGGGACAGGGACGCAGCTCAGCACCAAGACTGTCCCCGAGGTGCAGAAGTGGTTCCGGCTAGCGATCAATGCGCACTGGTGGGATATAAGCGCGACCAGCATCCGGGTGAAGGATCCAAACCATCAGGCAAATTGGCGCACAGACTTCATCACCTGGAACATCCAGAAGCCGGAAGCGTTTGCCGGAATGCACAATATCCGCAAGCGCATCATCATCGTCATCGACGAAGCCAGCTCCATCGAGCGCATCATTTTTGAGGTCATCGAAGGCGCATTGACCGACGAAGACACGGAAATCATCGTGGTCGCATTTGGCAACCCCACCCGGAATACGGGATCCTTCTACGATGCAATCACTCAGGCCAATCGCTGGATCAAGCGGCAGATCGACTCCCGCACTGTCGAGGGCACCAACAAAACCCTACTGGATGCCCAGATCAAGGAGTGGGGCGAGGACTCCGATCGCGCCCGGGTCCGCATCCGTGGCGAGTTCCCGCGCGGGGGATCTACCCAATTCATCACCGGCGATCTGGTGGCCGGAGCCCGCAAGCGCGTGGTGCAGGGTCACGAATCGATGGCAGTGATTCTGGCGGTCGATGTGGCTCGATTCGGGGACAACCGCTCCGTGATCTTCAGGCGACAGGGCCGGCTGTCGGAATACTGCGGAGGCAAGGCCAAGGCGGTGTTCTATGGCATGGATACACAGGTCTTAGGCGGCCGCGTGCAGGAGGCCATCGACCGGGAGAAGCCGGATGCTGTCGTGATCGATGGCGATGGCATCGGTGGCGCTGTGTATGACTTCCTGAAGGCTCGCGGATATGACCGCAAGACCACACTGGTGGAGTTCCATGGTGGCTATGGGGCCAACGATCCCGACAAGTATCTCAATCGCCGCGCGGAGATCTGGGGGGACATGCGCGATTGGCTTCCCGGTGGCCAGATTCCCGACGATCCCGAGATGGATACCGATCTGACCGGCCCAGATTACGGATATCATCCCACCAGGGGATGCCTGGCGCTCGAGACCAAGGATGAGATGCGGTCGCGTGGCGTGGATTCGCCGGACCTTGGGGACGCGCTGGCCATGACGTTCGGGATCAAGATCATGGCCAAGCCTAAGCCGCAGGCGCCACGCGGCAATCCAACTCACTCGGGCGGGTGGATGGGCTAAACGGGGTATAATGCCTTCACTATGACCGAATATCAATTAGGCATCCAGCGCGGTATTGAGATGGCCGCGCAGTATTGCAAGCATGAGCCATACAAGCCACAAGGCAGCACGACCACAGCGTTCCTCTGCGAATTAGCCGAGGATATTAGGCGCATCGACCTGGATCAGGGCGATGCAAGTGGGCCGGTCGCGCTATCGCCTCCCGAACCAACCTATGCAGAACGCACCGCCTATACACGACCTAACGTCGGATAAGGCAGCGCCACCAACTCGGGCGGGTGGATGGGCTGAAATAGCAGCGTGAGAGAAAGCTCATTGAAGTTATTGACGCCTAGCTTGTCATAGGCTGATCTCCGCTCAGCATGAAACACTGTCTCATCTAGAGACAAGGCCGCACAGCAACGGGCGACGGAGGCAGGACTATACTCCAAAAGCGCCTCGATGACGGATGTTTCTTGTGGCGTGAGGGTTTCCATGCCCCTGAGCTTACGCCCGATCGGTAGTTAGAGCCAGGCGATTTATTTACTGCGAACGGATTCGCAGTAGCGTGTACAATCCATGCATGCCCGATAGCCTCACCGCCCGCCAAGAAGCGCTGCAGTGGTTCGTTGCCTTCCGGCTATGGCAGGAGCGCAGGCAGCGCGACGATAGCAAGCGGGTGCAGTCCATCCTGAGCGCGTGGGGGATGAGTGCCCGATAAGCCCAAGCACGAATCTCTCCTAGCCAAGGCGCGCGAGCGTTTCGTCATCTCGTCCGACGCCGAGAGCCAGATCCGCAAGGAAGCGCTCGACGACCTCCAGTTCCGCAAGGGCGACCAGTGGCCGGACGAGATCAAGCGGCAGCGGTATGAAGATCAGCGGCCCTGCCTGACCATCAACCAGATCCCGCAGTTCATTCGCCAGATCACCAATGACCAGCGCCAGAACCGCCCCAGCATCCAGATCAACCCGGTTGACTCCGAGGCCGACGTGGACACCGCCGAGGTGCTTGAGGGCATGGTGCGGCACATCCAGTATGACTCGGGTGCGGATGCGGCCTATGACACCGCATTCCAGGCGGCTGTGACGGGTGGATTCGGCTACTTTCGCATCAACACGGCGTACACCGACCCCAACAGCTTCGATCAGGACATCAAGATCCTGCGCGTCAAGAACGCGTTCACGGTCTACTTCGACCCTTCCTGCAAGGAGCCGGACTATTCGGATGCCGCGTTCGCCTTCATCATCGAGAAGCTTTCCAAGGAGGAGTTCAAGGAGCAGTATCCGGATGCGGAACTGAGCAATATGGGCAACTGGACCTCGACAGGCGACGGCTGGATCGAGTCGAGCGAGTGCCGGGTTGCCGAATACTTCTATCGCGAGTCAAAGACTGTCACCATCGTGCAGATGTCCGATGGCACGGTGCTTCCCAAGTCGGAGTTGCCATCCGATCTGCCCGAGGGCGTGACCGTCCTCAAGACGCGGCAGACGCAGGAGTTCTCAGTCAAGTGGTGCAAGATCACTGGACATGAGGTATTGGAGCAGACGGACTGGCCGGGCAAGTGGATTCCGATCATTCCCGTTTTGGGTGATGAGTTGGATGTCGATGGCGAGCGCATCCTTGAGGGGATCGTGCGCCAGGCCAAGGATCCGCAGCGGCAATACAACTTCATGAGCTCTGCGACCACCGAGACCATCGCGCTGGCTCCCAAGGCCCCATTCGTGGGTGCTGCGGGCCAATTCGAGAACTTCGAGGGAGACTGGCAGCGGGCAAACGTCTCGAACGTGCCATTCCTGCAGTACAACCCGATCAGCCTCAATGGCACGCAGGCCCCGCCACCGACCCGCAACACCTTCGAGCCAGCAATCCAGGCAACCACGATCGCGATGGGGCAGGCATCGCAGGATTTGAAGGCTGTCACGGGCATCTATCAGGCTGCACTCGGAGCGCAGGGCAACGAGACCAGCGGCAAGGGAATTCTCGCCCGCCAGCAGCAGTCGCATGGAGCCAATTTCCATTTCGTCGATAATCTCAGCAGGTCGCTGCGTCAGGCCGGTCGCGTCATCCTCGACCTGATCCCGCACATCTACGACACCGAGCGCACCATGCGCATCATCGGCGAGGATGGGACGCAGAGCACGGTGCAGCTGGCTCCGGGTGGCCAGCAGCAGCAAGACCCACAGCAGGCCCAGCAGCAGCAACAGATGGGGCAGGCAGTCAAGAAGGTATTCGATGTCACCACGGGAAAATATGACGTCACGGTGAGCACTGGCCCCAGCTACCAGACCAAGCGACAGGAGGCGGTGGCGTCCCAGATGCAGTTGGTGTCGAGCTTCCCGCAGATCATGCCTGTGGCCGGAGACATCATGGTCCGCAATATGGACTGGCCCGGCGCGGACAAGATCGCGGACCGCATGGAGAAGATGCTCCCTCCGCAATTGCAGGAGAATGAGGGCGCACTACCCCCGCAGGCGCAGCAACAGCTCGCACACCTGACCGCACAGAATCAGCAACTCACCCAGGCGCTGCATACGACCACCGAAGAGTTGCAGCAGAAGACCAACATCAAGGCGATGGAACTGGAGAGCAAGGAGCGCGTCCACTTCACGCAGCTCCAGTTTGAGAAGGAGAGCAGAATACCGCTCGATTGGGAGAAGTTGCGAGTGCAGTTGGCCGTGGCAGAGTTGGGCGCGAAGTCGCAGGCGAACATCGCGCAGGCCGAGCACGAAAAGGATTTGGTTATGCAGGCCGGCGAGCAGGCGCACGAGTACGCCATGCAGCAGGATGCGCAGCAGGCCCAGCAGGAGATGATGGCAGCCCAATCTCAACAGGAGCAGCAAAATGGCCAAGTTCAGCAGTCCGGTAACCAAGGCGCCCAGCAGTAAGCCGTTCAGCCTGCCCAAGCTGCCACAGGGTAAGCCCATGTCGGCGGGCAATGCCGGACGTTCGAGCGCGTCCGGCTATGGCAAGGTGTCCAAAGCAAGCGGCGGAGGGACTTCGATCCCGATGCAGGTCCAGAACCACCCAGCATTGAAAGGATCGTAGACATGAGTCTTCCATATGAGTTCCACACGCACCAGCGCGCTGGCTGGCTAGAGGGATCGGAGCAGTTCCAGCCAACTATTTGCACGGAATGCAAGAAGCCGCTTACTGATAGCGACAAGCAGCATACCGCTCATGTGGGATTCTGCACCTCGTGCTGCAGCCGACTCATGGGAAATGCGCAGAGATAATCGCCAAATAAATTCACCTCGAAGCCACTACGTGGGAGGCCGAAACTGGTCTCCCTATTTATTTGCTTGCCATGAATTGCCTGTGTGTTATCGTTATTGCAAATGGATTCGCAATAACGAATCTATACAAGTTTCCGTTCTGGGTCCGTACAACCCTGCAGTGGAGCGATCCATGCCCGATGGTTTGGTTGAGCAAGAAGTCGTAACGCCCGCCGCGACCGAAGAGGTCACAACTACCACGGAGTCGGCAGCCGAGGAACAGCAGGAACCGCAGGAAGGCAAGCCCGGCGTATCTCCAAATGTTCAGAAGCGTATCGACCGGCTCACCCGCGAAAAAGCGGAGGCACTTCGGGAAGTAGAGTATCTGCGGAACCTCGCACACTCCAAGCCCGCGCCCGTCGAGACGACCACGGCAGTTGAGCCAAAAGGCGAGCCATCTGAGGACAATTTCGAAACCCATGCGGCCTATGTCAAGGCGCTGACCAAGTGGACTGCGAACCAGGCCGTGGAAGAGTTCAAGGCATCGCAGCGAACCGAAGCGGTCAAGACGAGAACGCAGACGGTACAGCAGGAGTTCAAGGGACGGCAGGAAGCATTCAAGGCAGCCACTCCCGATTTCGACGAGGTTATCTCTTCCGCAGACGTGCAGGTATCGAATGCGGTGATTACGGAGATCGTCGAGAGCGAGAATGGCCCGGCATTGCAGTATTTCCTTGCCAAGAACCCTGACGAAGCGGAGCGGCTCTCGAAGCTGGCTCCCCTCGCGCTGGCCCGAGAAGTGGGAAAGATTGAGTCGCGGTTCATATCCTCGCCGGTCATTAAGACGGCAAAGACGACGACCTCGGCCCCGCCGCCCCCTACTCCCGGCAAGACGACTTCGGGCAGGACGAAAAGCCTGTACGACGATGACTTGAGCCCCGCAGAGTATCGAGCGTTGAGGTACCCCAAGCAAGCCGGGAAATAAGCCGGCGAGGCTTCCTCGATGGCAAACACCCTCCTCACCATTGGCATGATCACCAACGAAGCGTTGGCGGTCCTGCACAACATGTTAACCTTCACCAAGGGCGTCAATCGCCAGTATGACGACAGTTTCGGCGTGGCCGGCGCCAAGATCGGCACCACCCTGAACGTCCGCAAACCACCGCGGTACGTGGGCCGCGTCGGGCAGAACATCTCGGTCGAGAATGCGACCGAAACCAGCGTCCCGGTCGTCCTCACCACCCAGCGTGGCGTGGACATCTCCTTTTCCTCGCAGGATCTGGAACTCTCCATCTCCGACTTCTCCGAGCAGTTCATCATCCCGGCGATTGCGAACGTGGCCAACCACATCGACATCGACGGCCTGACGATGGCGCTGCAGTCCACCTACAATCAGGTCGGTACCCCCGGAACCACCCCGGCCAACATCCAGACCTACCTGAACAGCGGCGTGGTGCTTGACAATAACTCCGCCCCACGCGATGGGCGGCGCAATCTGGTGCTGAACCCGCAGGCGCAGGCGACGATGGTCGGCTCGCTCAACAACATCTTCAACTCGCCGGGGCGCATCAGCCAACAGAACAACGAAGGCATCATGGAATCCGGCTACGGGTTCAATTGGTCGATGGATCAGAACGTGGTGACCCAGACGACCGGGCCTCTGGGCGGGACTCCGCTGGTGAATGGTGCGGCGCAGTCCGGCTCGAACCTCGTCACCAATGGCTGGACCGCAGCCGCCGCAGTTCGCCTCAACCAGGGCGACGTCTTCACCATCGCGGGCGTCTTCGAAGTCAACCCGATGAGTCTCCAATCCACCGGCCGGCTCAAGCAGTTCGTGGTGACCGCTGCAGTCTCCTCGGATGGCGCTGGCAACGCCACCATCCCGATCAGCCCCGCCATCGTCGGTGCTGGTACGGGCTTCCAGAACGTGAGCGCGCTCCCGGCTGCGGGCGCTGCAATCACGATCTCGGGCGCTGCTGGGGTCGTCTCCCCGCAGAACCTGCTCTACCACAAGAACGCCTTCACCCTGGCCTGTGCCGACCTGCCCCTGCCTCGCGGCGTGGATATGGCGGCCCGCAAGTCGGACAAGCAGACCGGCCTGAGCGTCCGCATGGTGCGCGCCTACAACGTGACGACAGATCAGTTCCCCTGCCGCCTGGACGTCCTCTACGGCTGGGCTCCCTTGTATCCCGAATGGGCCTGCCGGATCGCAGGCTAACCGCAATTCTCCAGCGCGGGGTCGGAAGGTAGGCTCCGCGTCCTTTTCAAGAAAGGACAACATGACCGCGAACACGCACGCGCAATTGTCCAGCCAGATCAAAGCCGCCGACCCAACCTTTCCCAAGGATGCATATTCCCCGGGTAAGATGGTTGTCACCGTCGCCACCGCAGCCGAATTGACCGCGCTCGGCACCGGGTGGTTTACCTACCGCGTCAGCGCATAAGAGAGGGACCATGGAACGTTGTTCGTACACGCACGAAGAGTTGGCCGCTGACCTGAAGGAAGCATCGCCGGCCAGCGAGCCTGAACTGGTAGCAGAGCCCGCCATCGAACCAGTTGTGAAACTGGCAGAGCCTATCATCGAGCCCATCCCTAAACCCGCTGCGGAACCGATCGCAGCCGAGCCAACTGAAACCCCCGCCGAAGGAGCCACCGATGCCGCAGTACCCCAAGTATAAGTACCATGCCGAACTCGAGCCCGAGATTGTGCATGATGAGGCCGCTGAGGATGCCCTCGGAGGCGGCTGGGAGGACTCGCCCGCCGATCATGGCGTCATCACCAACCCTTCGAAGGAGCAGGCCCTGCAGATGCGTCAGGAGGCTTTGGCGAAGGAGCAGAAGCGCGGCCCCGGTCGCCCCAAGAAGGACGAATAATGTACATCCTCAAAGTGGAGGGGAGTGAGGCGGGGAAATATCACAGCGAGGAAATCGCGCAGGAAGTGCTCAAATTCCTGCGGCAACGCCACCCCCTCAAGCCTGTCACCATTGAAAGGATCGGATGAGCACTGTACTCGATCTGATTGCCGGATCTCTCCGCCTGCTCGGCGCCGTGGCCAGCGGAGAGTCGCCGTCTGCGTCGGAGTCAGAGGACGCACTCTATGCCCTGAATGCGCTGATCGACACGTGGAAGCTCGAGAGTCTGATGGTCTACAACATCAGCCCGCAGGCTTTCGCTCTGGTGCCGGGGCAGAAGATGTACACCATGGGCACGGGTGGCAACTGGAACGCCGAGCGACCGGTGCAGATCGACTCCATGTTCCTGCAATACACGGGCACCGGCACTGGCGGCCCACTTCCGCTGAACCTGCCCATCAAGCTGCTGAATCAGGATCAGTACAACGCCATCATCGTGCCGAATACGGCCTCGACATTCCCCACCGCTGCCTATGTGAGCGACGATTTCCCGTTGCGGCAGATCTTCCTGTGGCCGGTTCCGCAGATCAATTACAGCGTGAACGTCTTCACCTGGGGGCTGATCGACGGCTTCGGCGCGATCACGGACGATATCGCACTGCCGCCCGGCTATGAGCGGATGCTGCGCTTCAATCTAGCATTGGAATTGGCTGCCGAGTTCGGATTGACGCCATCGCAGACCGTCGCCGCGGGCGCGCTCGACGCCAAGAGCGCCGTGAAGCGAAACAACATCAAGCCGCTATTCATGGCCTGCGACTCAGGCGTGACCCGGCGCAAAACCGGGTTCAACTGGCTCACGGGCGCCTGACATGGAATATGGATCGTTCGTCGGCCCAACCTACCAGTTACAGAATATCTCGGCGAACTGTCAGCGCTGCATCAACCTCTACCCACAGGCGGATGAGAGCGGGGCGGGCAAGGGCCGCGCCTACCTGCTGAGTACGCCAGGGCTGGTGCGCGTTGCCGACCTGACCGGGACCGCAGCGGGAGGCATCCGCGGCACCTATACCGCCTCCAATGAGCGGCTCTTTGCCGTGGTGGGTGCCTTCCTGGTGGAGTTAGGCGCAACAGGGGCGATTCTCGGCACCTATCCGCTCCCCGGCGAGACCGGCACCGGCTTAGTCAGCATGACCGACAATGGCCGAGACATGCTGATCTGCACCGGCCCAAACGCCTATTGGTTCCACTTCGCGGCGAATGGCGGAATCGGGACCATGATTCTCAATGCGGGCGGCACTGGCTGGGCGGTCGGCGACGTCTTTACTGCCAATGTGGGAGCGGGAGGAACGGGCACGATCGCAGCCGTGGGGGCGGGCGGGGTTGCTACTGCGATCACGTTCACCAGCGGAGGCAGCGGTTATGTGAGTGCGGCGGGCTCGACCACAACGGCATCGCTACCTTCCTTGGGAATCGGCCTGACGGTGGATATTACGGTGGTCGCGGCCAACACGCTGACCCAGGTGACGGATGAGGTCTTTCAAGGCGCCGGCTCCTGCGGCTTTATCGACGGCTACATCGTCTTCAGCCAGCCGGGCACGCAGATCTTCTGGATCACGAATATCTATTCGACCGTCATCAACCCGCTGGGGTTCGCATCGGCTGAGGGCGCGCCCGACAATTTGATTACCCTGCTGGTCGATCATCGCGAAATATGGCTGTTCAGCGATATTCATACCGAGGTCTGGTACGACTCCGGAAACGCGAACTTCCCCTTTGCGGCCATTCAGGGCGCCTTCATCTCGCATGGCATCGCCGCGGCGAAGTCTGCGGTGCGGTTGGACAACACTACCTTCTGGATCGGCAATGACGAGTTCGGGCAGGGAGTGGTGCTCCGCGCGAACGGATATGCTCCGCTGCGGGTATCGAACTTCGCGATCGAGCAGGCGATGCAGAGATATCCCACCATCGCCGATGCGGTTGCATGGACCTATCAGCAGGATGGCCACAGCTTCTATGTGATCAACTTCCCGAGCGGCGATGCGACCTGGGCCTATGACGCCGCCAGTGGCATGTGGCACGAGCGGGCCTACCTCGGGACGCTCGCCATCAATGATGGCCAACTGCACCGCGGCCGGGCAAATACGCACAGTTTCGCATTTGGGCGGCACATTGTGGGCGACTGGCAGACCGGATACCTCTACCAACTCACGCCAGCGGCCTATGACGATGACGGGCGGCAGATCCAGCGTCTTCGCCGGGCCCCGTACATCGACAATGAGTTGCGCCGCATCTTTTTCGCACAATTTCAGCTTGATTTGGAGGTTGGTCAGGGAAATCCCGGCGCAGTTGAGCCTGTGGCGCCTCCCGCAGAGCCCGTCGATCCGCAAATTAGCCTGCGATGGTCGGATGATGGCGGCTATACGTGGTCCGGCTACAAAACGATCAGCATGGGCGTCTCGGGGCAGTATCGCAAGCGCGTCGTGTGGCGCCGGCTGGGATATGCACGCTCCCGCACCTTTGAGGTGTCGACCGGCCAGCACGGCATCGGGCTGTCGCTGTACAACGCATACCTCGAGTTGCAGGGGGTGCAGAGCTGATGGCCACTGCTCCCACCCAGACACCGCCGCCGCTTCCGACGCGCAGCCCGATCATGGACAGCACTGGCCTTGTGACACGTACTTGGCTCAACTGGTTCACCTTTCTTGGGAATCTGTTCGCTACGGTCGAATCGCCTGCCTTCGCGGGATTGCCGACCGCTCCCACTGCACCATCCGGCACGAATACCACCCAGATCGCCTCGACAGGATTCGTCGGCATGGCCGTTGCTGCGGAAACCTCGCGGGCCGCAACCGCGGAGGCCGTGCTGAATGCCTCCGTTACTGCGGAGAGGGTGCGGGCGCAGGCAGCTGAGGCACTGCGGGCTCCGATTGCCTCGCCGACCTTCACTGGCACTGTGAACCAGCCCACGCCGCCCGTGTTGACGGCAGCGGCCACGGCCACGACAGCGACGGCAGGGGCGGCAAGCGCGCTGCCTGCGACACCCACAGGCTACCTGCAGACCAGCATCAATGGCGTGGTTGTGAAGATCCCTTTTTATTCGATATGATTTCTGCGCTAATGAGAATATATTCGCAATAACAACATGAAACTACTCTGGCGCCGGTATTCACGCGAAACCGATATGTTCCTCTCGGGAATCTTCCTGAATGGCAAGCCCTGGCTTGTCTTCCAGAATTGCGGCCGCTATCTGTGTAGGGTGAAAATTTGAAGAACTTTCAACTCATCGCCGGGGGCATCAGCGTGGCTCCACTGCTCAATGCGGTGCTGCGGAGCGACCTCTGGAGCGCGCACACCCTGCGCACGGCACACCCACTGAGCCCGCACCAGCAGGTTGAGGACATCTGGCTTCGCTTCAATGAACTGCCGACTCCAGGGCAGGAGAAGGAGGTGATCGACGATCACGAGAGCGTGAACTATCCGGCATGGTATGAGCTGTCGGAAGCACAGAGCGTCTGCCTGGACCTGATGCGGCAGATGCGGGGGGAACGGCTTGGACGTGCGCTCATTACTTCGCTGGCTCCGGGGAAGACGATCGCGCCGCATGTCGATGGCGGATCGCATGCCACCTACTATGACCGTTTCCATATCGTGCTGCAGGGGCTGCCCGGATCGCTGTTCTACTGCGGCGGCGAGACTGTTCAGATGCGAACCGGCGAGGTGTGGTGGTTTCAGAATCTCGCTGAGCATTCGGTCGTGAATAACTCTGCGGATGCGCGGATTCACCTCGTTGTGGACATCAAGACGCCGGATCGGATGGTGGCGCGGTGACTGTCACCTACGCGCTTGAGCCGCTGGCGACCGCGCGGCCTGAACTGGAGGCGCTGCTGCCCTTCCATTGGGCAGAGATCGCGCGGGACAAGGATAATCCCAAGTTCGCGTTGCGTCCGGATTGGGAGACCTACCACGCGCTTGAGGCAGCCGGCCAGTTCGCCATGATGGTGGTGCGTGTGGATGGCCGCATGGTCGGCTATCACGTCGGATTCGTGCGCCGACAGTTGCATTATGTGGCCAGCCTCGCATTCTCGACCGACATCTATTTCGTGCTCGAGGAGTACCGCAAGGGTCGCATTGGCATTCAACTCTTCAAGGAGACGGAAAAGGCGATGCGAGCGCGGGGCGTAGACAAGATGTACCTCGGCTGCAAGAGCGCCGGCCACCTCGATCGCTCGCGACTCTTCGAGCACCTTGGCTATTCGCGCATCGAGTACGTCTTCGCAAAGGTTTTAGGAGCCGACGATGAAGGGTAACGAATTAATTAACTTCGATTATCGCGGCTCCCGCATGAAGGTTGCCGTCGCGGTCATCGGCGGCGTTGCCTCCCTTGCCGGCGGTGCGGTCTCGGCCATCGGAGCATCGAGTGCAGCCGACACGCAGGCAGCCGCAGCACAGCAGGCCGCACAGATCCAGCAGCAGCAGTATCAGCAGAACACCGCGAATCAACAGCCGTACATGTCTGCGGGAACCTCTGCGCTCAGCACCATTGGGCAGGACCAGGCCAACGGGACGGGGTTTGCGGCCGCCTTCAATCCTTCGACCTACATCGACACGCCCGGCTATCAGTTCCAGCTCCAGCAGGGCCAGAGCGCCATCGACTCGTCCGCGGCGGCAACCGGAGGCGTGCTGAATGGGGGCACACTCAAGGCGCTCGATCAGTACACCACCGGCCTTGCGAATACGACCTATGGGCAGGCTTACAGCCAGTACATGCAGAACAGCCAGCAGCAGTACAGCCAGCTTTATGGGGTAGCGAGCCTGGGCGAGCAGGCTGCGGGCGCGCTCGACGCGCAGGGCACGCAGTCGGCGGCCAATACCGGGAATTATCTCACCCAGGCTGGCAGTGCTACGGCTGCGGGGACTGTCGGCGTCAGCAATGCGATCAACCAGGGCATCAGCGGCGTCAGCAATGCCGCCAGCACCTACGGAATCATGCAGGGATTGTCCTCGGCGTCGAGCTACAAGCCGACCAACACCACCAGCGCCCCGGTCAGCTATGGAGACGGATAAACGATGATTGACGCAGCCATTCCGATGCAGATCCAGGCTCCGCAGATTACCCCGCCCATGCAGCTTCTCTCGCAGGCGGGGAATCTGCAGCAGCAGCAGGCCAACCTGCAGGCGACCCAGCAGGAGGGCCAGCAGCGCGGCATCGTCATGCAGGGGCAGCAACTGGCGCTCGCGGGCCAGCAGCAGTCCGCGCAGGACCAGGCTGACTACCGGGCTGCAATGGCGGCGGCAGTGGACCCGGCAACGGGACAGGTAAATCGCGGAGTCCTCCTGAGCACGCTTGGGAAATTGAACCCGACCGCGGCGGCGCAGACCTCGCAGACCCTCAGCCAGCAAGACACGGCATCGCAGGAGGCGGCGCAGAAGCTGCAGCAGGCGCAGTTGGCGACCGCATCGGCGCACGTGGAGGCGAAGGACAAGCTCCTGCAGGGCGTGAGCGACCAGATCACCTACACGAACGCGCTCAACCAGGGCTACCAACTCGGCATCATCAAGCCGGGGGACCTGCCCGCCCAGTATGATCCGCAGCTTGTGCAGCAATTGCATGCACAGACGCTCACGCAGCAGCAGGCATTGAACAACCAGATGGCCGGGCAGAAGGAGAAGGATTCCGTCGCCCAGCAGCAGGCCACGCTCGCGAACACGCAGTCCTACCAAAAGGCGGAACTGAGCCAGGGCGCACAGCGCATCGGCATCGAAGGCGCGAAGCTGAACCTCGACCGGCAGAAGCAGGCATACGATCAGGGTCAAGCAGCGGACGCGAGCGGGACCGATCTCGCGACAGCGATAGCTTCGGGACATATCGCCCCTGATCGCATGGCCTATCTTTTGTCGAAGAATCCTGGCTTAGTGAATGCCGTCATGCAAAAAGACCCAAGCTTCGATAGCTCGAAGTCGGCTTCCTATGCTCAGGCATACAAGGACTTCACCAGTTCAAAGAATGGCTCTGCAGGCGGCGCACTGAACGCGGGCGGGACTGCTCTCGGCCACTTGCAGGAACTGAGCAACATGAACACGGTAGCCAGCCATATCCCCGGAACGCCGTCCTACAACGCCTACATGAACAAGGTCGATACGGTGGCGACGGAGCTGGCGAAGTTCTATGGCGATTCGACCGTCTCCGGAATCGGAGCAATCCGGAGCACGCTCGCATCGACGCTCCCCGGCACGCGCCAGGCCGCCATCAAGACGCAGGCGCAGTCGATGGGGGACAAGTTCGACGCCTATCAGCAGACGTGGGACAACGCGGCGCCCAGCAAGGCATATGAGGCGCCCATGCCAGGGATCAGCCAGAAGGCGATGGAGGCACGGGCGGCGCTCGATCCTAGCTATCACGCAAAGGCCGTGGCCGCGACACAGCAGGGCGTGGCCGGCGCAACTCCTCCCCCCGGCGCAACGCACACGGTTCCCGGAAGCGATGGGAAGATGCACTACACGGACGGCAAGAGTGATCTTGGTGTGGTGCCGCAGTGACCTATCCGGTAACGCTCGACTTCAGCAAGGCACAGCCGCTCCCGCAGGCATCGGGCGGTGTCATGCTCGATTTCTCAAAGGCGCAGCCGCTCCCCGCGGCCGACGATCGCAACTCGATTCAGAAGTCATTCGACGCGAACACGAAGACGGACCCGAAGGAACCGTTGCTCGAGACCGGCCTGAAATCGGTTGTTGGCGCGGTCGGGGCTCCATTCGTGCACCCGCTGGACACACTGAATAGCCTCGGTAACCTCATCAATCCGGACACATCCAAGAATCCGATCCTGAACGCGGTGCAGTCGGTGGGCGCGGATTACAAGGCGGGCGGGGCCGGATATGCGGCGACAAAGCTAGCGGGCAATACCGTTGGCGGGGTTGCGCTGGGAGGGGCCGCCGGTGCGGTGGCGGATGTGCTCCCGGAGGCGGCCAGTGCGGTCAAGGGAGGCACTTCGACGGCGCTCGCAAAGGCGCAGAAGGTGCTCGGCAATGCCCCGGTGAGCGGCCAGAGCTACACGCCTACCCATGCGGCCGCATTCGAGGGAGCGATTGCCCCGGCGACGGCGATGGGGAAGAATTTCATCCCGCAGAATGTCACGCCAGAGGCCCTGACTCCCATTCGCACGACCGCCGCAAATATGGCGCAGGGAACTCCCGTGCAGCAAGGCATCGTGAAGGCTGCAACAGCATCGTCCACGCCCCCAATGGAGCGACTGGGAGCCTATCAGGCCATCGTGCAGCAGTCGCTCAACGATCTTGAGGCCCAGCACGCCCCGGCGCTCGCGCAAGCGGCATCGGTTCCGGTCGATACCTCGGGAATTGTGAATCAGCTACAAAGTCACATCTCCGCTACGATGGCACCCGCGGATGTGTCGGCGGTCAACCAGTTGATCGATCGCGTGAAGCAGGCGAAGACCATCGGCGACCTGAATACCTTCCGGCAGGAGTTGAATACCTCGACCTCGCCTGAATATCGCATGAGCCAGGTGCAGGCGGGACGTACGGGAGTAAGCGCCCAAGCGGAGAGCGATCTCGCGGGATGGGTACGCAACGCCTATTACGACAACCTCCAGAAGGCAACGGGCACCGACTTTGCCCCCCTCAAGCGACAGGAGGCGAACCTCATCACCACGCAGGAGGCGCTGCAGAACCAGCAGGCTCCGCTGGCCAAGGCTGAGGCACAGTTCGCGGCACCGACGACATGGCGCACCAAGGCGGGCAATCTCGCAAACGTGGTCAAAGATCCGAAGACGACCGTGACTCAGAACGTTCTGCGGGAATCTCCAGCGACGGGCGTATCGACCTTGCTGCAGAAGTCGCTTGCAGATCTGCCCGCGCCCACGACTGCAGCGGCGCAGACTCCCTCCATCAACCTTCCGCAGCCTTCGACCCTACCGCAGTTGGGCCGGGGCCAGCCTCCAATTCTCAACGGAACGCCAGTGACGCCTGCGCCGCCTCCTGCCAGCCTGCCGCCGCCATCGCCTTCCGGCTTGCCTGCGCCTCCGCCTCCCCCCCCGCAGCCAACGCTGGCTGCGCCGCCACAACGGGCAGCATTGCCGGGAACGGCACCGCTGCAGCTACCGGCGTCCACCGCAGGCTATACGCCAACGCCCCCCTCCCCGCCGCCGCCATTCAATCCGGCCACCGCGCGGATGCGGGTGCAGCCCACGCAGTTCAGCCCGCAACCGACGCCGGCAGCCCCCTCCGGGCCGATCCCGGTCACGCCCGAAGGCCAGGCGGTGACGGGTGCTATGCAGCGCTATGCCCCGCCCGCTGCCACCGCACCGCCCACGGCAGCCACCACGCCCGCGCTCAAGGGGCAGGCGCTCTGGGCCTCGAAGGGTGCGGCCAAGCTGGCGCAGCAACTCCAGCAGGCACCCATCGCAGGGGTCAGCGCCGCGGATTTGGATGCGCTCGCGAAGACGACGCAGGGCAAGAAGCTGCTCGTGATCGCCAGCGACCTCAACCCCGGCTCCCCGGCGATGCGGAATTTGGTGCAGCAGATCAAATCCACCTTGGGAGCGACACGATGAAGGCATGGATTCTGGCAGCGATATTCGCATTCCCCCTCAGCGCCCACGCCCAGGTGCTCGGCGGGTCTGCGGCCATGGGGGGAGCGGTAAAATTGAGCGCTTCGGGGAGCGCTGTCGGCACGGTCACCTATATCCAATCGTGCGGCGCTCAACAAGCGGGTTCGCCCGTAGCTTGCGTCTTCTCGAATCCAGTCGGGGCCGGCCATCTGCTGTTTATCGCAGTCAATAACTTCGCCACTGGTTCGGGTTTCTCTATAGCCGGGGACAGCGGAACGGTAACTCCTGATCTGGTGTCCTATTTCTGGAATGGCACCGCCGGGGAGCTCTCAACGTCTTACATCCTCAGCGCGGGCGGAGGAGAGACGGCGATTACCCTGAGTCTTGCCAATGCCGTTTATCCTTCGATCGTTGTCGATGAATATGCATGCTCCCCGGCATGCTCTCTGGATACATCTGATCCGGGGTCGCAGGGGACTAGCTCAACCCTAACCACTAACAGCATCACCACCACTGCAATCGGTGGTCTTGTTATAGGCGCATTCATCGGCTCTGGTGGGTTTTCTGTAGGGACCGGATTTACCGCAGCCGGATCCTCCCCGTCTCCCGGTAATGACGAGTTTCTCATCAAAGCATCTGCGGGCGCAGTCTCTGCTTCTGCCTCATCTACGTCAAGCGTATGGGCCGCACATGTGGTCGCGTTCAAGCCATGACCTCCCTCCGCTGGACCCTCATCATCGCGGGCATCCTCTCGCTGCTGCTGACAGCGTGGGCACGCTGATGGGACGCTTCGTTACGCAGCGCGCGACGGTCCCGCTCCCGGACCGGAGAGCCAAGTCCTGCAGGGCGAAGGCATTGGAGTCCCGTCAACTGACTCGGCGCGAGCATGAGGTATTGGAGCTGATCTGCGAAAGCGGACCCACCTATCAGCAGATCGCGAACACGCTGGGCATCAGTTGGGAGACGGTGCGGCAGTATGTGGCCGCCATTTACCGAAAAACCGGATACGGCACCATGCCGGAATTGATCGCGAACACGCTGCACAAGCGGTACCAGGAGAATAAATGCTCGCCCAATTGAAGAAGCTCGCCATTGCCGCACTCTTTCTCTTGCTGCTCACGCCTGCGGTTGCGCAACGGCCCGCATTCACGCCCCCGGTGGTGCGCTTCAGCGACAGCAACGGCAAGCCGCTGGTATTCGGAAAACTGTACAGCTATCAGGCGGGCACCACGACGCCGCTTGCCACCTACGCGGACTCGACCAGCGGCACGCTCAACCCGAATCCGGTCGTCCTCGACAGCACTGGCAGCGCGAGCATCTTCCTTGGCGCGAACGTCTACAAGTTCGTGCTCCAGAACTCCGCTGGCGTCGTGCAGTGGACCGCCGACAACATCGCCGAGGGCATGTTCCAGTCCGGCTACGTCAACAGCGTCTTCGGTCGATCTGGGACGGTCACGGCGCAAGCCGGCGACTACACATGCTCTCAGGTGACCGGAGCTATCTGCACGGCGGCGACCCTCTACTACCAGACGGTGGAGGCAGCCGGCACCGGGCAGACGCAGGAATCGAAGCTGAATTTCATCACGGGCATCATCGGTTCGGTGGATCTGCCCACCATCACCGCAGGGGGCACCGGATACACCGGAGCGCCCTCGGTCGCCTTCAGCGGCGGCGGCTGCAGCTCTGAGCCGACCGGATCGGCGACGGTGACTGCGGGCGCGGTTGCATCCCTCGTGCTGGTGACGGGTGGGGTTGGTTGCACCTCTGTGCCCACGGTCGCATTCTCTGGCGGAGGCGGATCTGGGGCAACCGGAACCGTCTCGCTGGTGGCGAATGGGATCAGCTGCGTGGACAATCCGGCCGCCAACTCCACCGACTGCATGTTCACCTTCGGGACAGGCAGCAGCGGTGGCGGAACTGGATCAGCAATCACCCAGAGCGACGTCACCACGCTGCGCACCTTCAACACCATCTACCAAAACACCAGCACCACTGCGATGTATATCTCGGGCAGCGGGGCGGTCACGGGGGGCGGAGGGGATAGCCAGATCTATTGCCAGGACGGCCCTGGGCTCGCATCCGTAAATCAGAGCGTCTGGGCGACCACAGAGACAGCGACCGTCAGCGGAGAGGCGTCCGGATTCGCCTGCTTCGTGCCGGCTGGCTATTGGTACAAGATCGGCACCGTAGGCGGCATATCCGGGCCGGTGAAATGGTTTGAATATGCCGGATTCGGCGGTGGCAGCAGCGGAACGGGCGGCATCACGGCAATCTCTGGCGACCTCTCCGCAGCCGGCACCGGGACCGTCACTGGCACCCTGGCGACCGTCAACACCACGCCAGGAGCCTGCGGCGATGGAGGCCACGTCTGCACCGTGACCACCAATGCAAAGGGCTTGGTGACCGCGCAGACGGCAACTACGATCACCTCCGTCAATGGCGTGACCCCGACGACTACGGGGGCCTCCACCACTTACCTGAATGGGACGGGCAGTTATACCACGCCATCCGGCAGCGGCGGCGGCACGGTCAACAGCGTTGGGCTATCTGCTCCCACATGGCTGGCCGTAGGCGGCTCTCCTGTGACCGGCAGCGGTGTGCTGGCAGTCACCCCGGCAGCATCGCAGACCGCGCATCAGGTCATCGGCACCTGCGGCACGGCGACTGCCTTTGGGCCGTGCTCCTTAGTAGCTGGCGATATTCCCGCGCTCTCCTACGATGCTGCAGGTGCGGCAGCAGGCGTCCTGGCCACGAGCGTGCAGAAGGCGAACAACCTCAGTGACCTTGCAAGCACTGCGTCCGCGCGGACGAATCTCGGTCTGGGCACAATCGCCACGCAGAGCACGGCGCTCACGGGCGTCTCGGTCAACGGGGTTACGCCGACTACGGCAGGCTCCGCAACCACCTATCTGAACGGAATTGGCACCTATACCACCCCAGCGGGAGGCAGCACCGGCTTCCCGATCGTTCTCGGCAGCACATCCATTGCGGCCGGTAGCACGACGACCTCTGTTGCCGGGCTCAATACGACCGGAACATCCGCCAATGTGACCGGTATCGTCGCCGCGGCCAATGGCGGTACCGGAGCAGCGACGGCAGCGGCAAACAGCGTCTTCGGCAACTTCACCGGCTCGACGGCCGCGCCAGGTTTCATGGCAGCGCCCATATTCTCGGCGGCGAACCTGACCAACTATTCCAGCGCCGCACTCAACACAGCGATTCAGGGGCTGACCGGCTGCGGAACCTCTGGCTTCGTCTATACGCCTTCCGGAAGCGATTGCGTCACAGCCGGAACCTCCACCACTTCGACCAATCTCGCGGGCGGTGCGCTTGGCTCAACTCCGTACCAGAGTGCGGCCGGGACGACGGCGTTCATCGCGTCTCCGACTGCGGCGGGAACCTACCTGCAGGGCTGGACACCTGCGGGCTCTGCGATCGCACCCGCCGCCATCAATCTGACTACCCTGTTCGCCAGCCCGGCGCTCACCGGCACGCCTACGGTTCCGACCGCAACGGCAGGCACGAGCACCACCCAGGCAGCTTCAACCGCGTTTGCGTCCACCGCTGCCGCAACCGCACAGACCAACGCAACCGCCGCCCTCACCGGAGATGTCACCAAGCCAGCAGCCAGCTTCGCCACCACCCTAGCGAGCACGGCGGTCACCCCGGGAAGCTATACGAGCGCTAACATCACCGTGGACGCAAAGGGGCGCATCACGGCGGCAGCGAATGGTACTGGCGGCGGTACCGGCACCGTAACCGCAGTCAGCATCGGCACGCAGGCGAACGGCATCACAGCCTCAGTCGCTACCGGCACCACGACACCGGTTATCTCGGTCGGCGGCAGCGCACTTACCCCGGCCACAGTCGCAGCGACGACCTCCGTCAGCGCCCCGGCTGTCTCCGCGACCGGGACTGGCAACGGCTCGCTCAACCTGACCTACACCGGAACGGCGGCAACCGCGCCCGCTGCCAACACGGTGCAGATCGCGCCCGCTGTGCCCATCACCACTGCCTATTCCATCTCGCCGGCTGGCGCACCGGCTACGGGAGTGATGTATGGCACCTATGGCTCCGTGGAGCAGGTCAGCTATATCCCCACGGCAACGCTGCTGGCTGGGTATCCGACGCTGGCGGCCGCGAACACGTTTACAGCCACAAATTATTTTAACAATGGGTGGTCATCTCTTGCCGGATCCACCTTTGTTGCGCCGCTGCCCGCCACAGCATCAAACAACTATGCCACCCCCAATTTTGCATACAGCGCCACATACTGGAACGGATCCGCATCCGCATATGATGCATGCAATTCTCAATACACTCCAGGCACAGGGACAAACCCAAGCATGACGTTCACGTTCGCGTGCGGAACAGGGGGTGGGTCATCTACCGGCCCGCATAGCATCGCCTTCGGGAACCCCTTCACGGCGCCAAGCATAGGCAACGTCCTATTCGCGGATCAGTTCGGCGGCGCGGACATCGGCGCGAAGATCAATGCGGCATTCGCATCGCAGGCGGGGGCGTCTGGGCTTGGCGGGCTTGTCAAGCTTGCCCCGAATCAGACCTACACATTCTCCACGCAGGTTGTATTTCCTGCGAGCAATTCCGACTGGACATTAGACTGCCAGGGCTCCGTCCTGAACTGGACCGGGACCACGGACGCGATCAATGTGCCTACCGAATCCGCTCCCGGCTTCAGCGGTGCAATCAGGAATTGCATCATAGACGGCAGCGGCAGCAGCACTTCGGGAATAAATGGCGTCCATCAATACAGTCGCATCAACTTCACTTACGATAATGATTATTTTGTAAATTGGCACGGAACTTTGCAAAAAGGGCTTATGGTCGATAATACGGCTTCGGGCTTCAACGAGAGAACCCAGATCCTCAACAGCTATTGGGCGAACGATACTATCGGTATGGCATTTCAAGGGTCCAATGGTGGAACTGGCTCGTTCGCGCGGACCATTATTCGGAACGGCTGGTGCGGTCTCTCCTCCACTCAAACTTGCATGCAAATAACCGGCAGCGGTGGGGCGGCATCTGCAGAAATGTACGATTCGGTTATTGATCTGCGCGGTAACGGGGGAAACGGCACCAGTATTGCGCTCCAGCTTACCAACGGAGGATATATAGACAAAAGCGTTGTCAATCTGGGGTTCGAATCTGTCGGCGTGTTGATAAATCTCAATGGCGCCAATACTGCGATTCTTACTTCTGCGGGTGTCGTTGATCCTTACGGTTCGGCATATAGTTCCTTCACTGGCGGTGCAGTTGCAAGCCAGCTACATCTATTCAACTTGGCCGGTGGCGGGGTAACGATCACACCGACAGGCGGCACGGAAACTTGCGTATATACCTGCACCGGCTCATCTGGAACTCTGGCATATACCGCGACGTCAGCGACTGCAGCCAACACGATGCTGGTAAAAGTGCAGCCCACTGAATCATCGGGAAGCATCAATTGCATCGTGAGCCCCGCTGACGCCGTCACCGCCGCAATGCAGATGTGGGCCGGGGCATACGGCTCCTATCTAGGAGTCACCTTCGCGGTCGCTACCGTATCGGGCACCGCCTACCACTTCACATATAACTGTTTCTAGACGGTGTTACGGGTGGAGATAGATGCTTCGCCGAAAAGTATGGCGATATACCGCCTGGGATGCGCGCGCCAGCTTGTTGATGAGTTTGATCCATCGAATAGCGACCTCGACGACTCTCATCGGAGCGGACGAAACCGTATAGATGAACAGCCAGAAGCGCCAGTTTGATCTATAGACCGGACGGAGTACGCGAGCGAAATCCTCGAACACCATCTTCTTGTGATCGCCGCGCCGCATATCCACAATGGCGGGCGGAAGCCAGTACCGGACGATCCCGTTCATTAGGGAGTCTCTCAGCGCCAGATCGCTAGAAAAATAGTCAGAGGCAATTCGGTGCAACTGGACACCAAATAACTCACAGACGGCCCATCCTCCTGAATTGAAAGAGCGATAGGCAACGAGTCGCTGCCAGATGTATAAAACCCGGCAATTGCGCCGGATCAATGGGAACAGCCAGCCAACCTGGAGAAGGCTTGATCGGTTTAGATTTTCGATCGGAGGATGGCCAACTTCGAGCAAGCGATTCTTGTTGACGATGTTCACGCTGATGAGGCCGATGAGGGCGTTCACCTTTTCGAGAAAGTACGCTCCATCTGTGACGACTTCCGCAAATCGTCCCAGCTTATCTTGCCTTTCTGAGAGTGGGGGCAATTGATACTTCCCCGAAAAAGCGAAGGATGACAGATAAACGAGATCGAAGTCTCCCGACTCTTCTCCCTGTTGCAGCAGGGACACAATTTGCGGAATGGCCTGTGGCGTCAATATGTCATCGTCGCCCAACACCCAAACGTACTTCCCGGCTGAGAGATTGAGGCAGTTCAAAAAGTTCGCATCTGAGCCAATATTGACGGGGTTCCGAATGTAATCAAGGGCCAATCCGCGGGCGCGAAAGGATTCGAGCATCGCTTGCGTATCGTCCGTGGAGCAATTGTCGGATACGAGAAACTGGACGGACGCGGGATTGGCGATCAGGTCGGGCAGTATTCCCTCGATCAGTTCGGCGAGAAATGGGCTGCGATTGTAAGTAGGGATTGCAATGCTAAGGATGGGCTGGCAGGCGTACACTTCGACTGGCATGGGTGCTCTCCTCTGACAAGGATGATGCTTTGTGCGGACGCCTCTGAATAGGCTCCGCAACCATGCCAGCCATCCTACAGTGTCAACCTCACAATTGCATTGACTATTCCGTTGACGTGCGCCATTGCGGGAATTAAACTTATCGCTAATGCTGACTCATTTGCAGTAAGCCCCGCATCGCCTTGAGGAGCCTTGGACATGTCGGAGCACGTATGGGATGCGGAAGGGACCGAATCCATCGCTTCCGTAGTTCGCCGTCATGATAAGGATCTCTATCGCGGGAACGGAAAGCCCGGCCTGACGACGCGGATGGCTCGGCAGGAGGATGCAATGGATGCAGCGTGTGAGCGTCTCGATAAGTCAGACAAGCGGCAGGATCGAACGCAATCAATGTTCTGGGCAATCATTTTGCTGCTGCTGACCATTCTCGGCGGGGTCATCACGGACACGGTCAAAGCCCGCGGAGACTCTCAGCCCGCCACTACCCGGATGTACTGAGGCTCCGATGACGACAGCGACAGCGAGTAGCTACCTCGACGCGAGCGCGACCCGGATTTCCCTATTCGAGACTCCAGTTCCGTGGATGTACCTCGACAGTCGCGGCAATGTCACGGCGGCCATCGGGCAGATGATCCCGAACCTTGCGGCCGCACGAGCGCTCCCGTTCCGCACCCCGGACCTTAGCGGCCTCGCGGACGAGGAAGCGATCGGCATCGACTTCTTCCGCGTGCGCGGCATGGCGACCGGATGGGCCTTCAGCCATTACGCCAGCCCCAAGTCGCCGCGCTTGCTGCCCGAGGACATGCTGCACCTTCTCAAGTCAGCGCTCGGCTATCTGGATAAGCAGCTGCCGGGGCTCTATCCCGACTATGCGGACTTCCCGGATGCGGCGAAGCTCCCGCTGCTCGACATGATCTACAACCTCGGCGAGACCAAGCTGCGGGACGAGTACATCGACTTCAACGCCGCAGTATTGGCGCGAGAGTGGACCATCGCCGCCGTGGAGTGCCATCGCAACGGGCCGAATGAGGCGCGCAACGACTGGACGAAGGCGCAGTTCAATTTGGCAGCACGGGAGGCAGTGGCAGCATGAGCTACATCCGAGGCGAGGCGTGCGGAACCAAATGGGACGATGCGGAAGGCAAAGAGCATTCCTGCGGGCACCGCGAACTTATTAGCCCGGGAGGCCCCCACTACCCGCATACCTGCGAGTGCGAGTGCGGGGCGCAGAGAGTTCGCGAGCAGATGGCTGGCCGGCCGAACAAGCGGCCGCCGCTGAAGTTGGCAAAGTGGAAGCGCGGGAAGCGGGTAATGGGATGACCGATAAGCACGTCCAGTACATTGCCCTCTTCCTGATCATCCTTGCGACGATATGCATCGGCGTGGGCGAGAAAAACAACTGGATCCACCTCGTAGATTTCGCCAACATGTTCGGCGGTGGTGGGGTCGGCATCCTGACCGGCAAGCAACTCAGCAACGTGAGCAACAAGGGGGACGGCGCTATTACCGTAAACCCTACCGCATGAACTGGCCATTTCACCGCGCGGTCCCGCGCTACGATCACGCCGCCAATCTCGCGCTCGTCAATGCGATGGCGCAAACTCCCTCCCCAGCGTCCACCGTCCTGCTTCCCACCTATCACGGAGGAAGCGTCAAAATCATCGCTCAACCCGCAACCGCAACCATCACCGCAACCAAGGAGCAAACCGTGAGCTTTCTCTCAACCATCGGCAAGGATTTCAAGGCAGTGTTCGCGTTCCTCGGCTCGTCCAAGGGACAGGCAATCGTGGCGGGAACCGAAAACCTCGTCGAAGTGGGCGCGACCGTTGTAGGCGTGGGCGCACCCGTTACGGCCGGCATCAACCTGCTCAACACGTGGATGGGCGAGATCGTCAAAGCACAGGCGCTCGGCGAAGCTGCTGCCGCCACGGGGACCACATCGGGCAATCTCGCGAAGGCGTCCTCCGTGCTGACCGCGATGGTTCCGCAGGTTGCGGCGTTCGCGCAGACGCAGGGCCTGTCCGCGACCTCGGCGGCGAATCTGAACCTCATCAACACGTCGCTCGTCACGGCGCTTACGGCGCTCGGCTCTGCAACCACTGCCGCGCCTGCACCCACCCCAGCAGCTGCAGCCGCGTAGGAGCACCATGGCCCTCCCCATGGACTTCGCAACCACGACCATTCCCAAGGTGAGCAAGGCGCAGTTCATCGCCGCCTTGCAGCCGGGGGATGCCGTCTATCTCTGGGGCATGGAAGCGATCAGCAAGGTCATCGAGGCGCTGGCAGGCGGTCCGTCGCACGTCCTGACCGTGTGGCTGCCGGGATGGCCGGGAGCGCAGTGGCTCACGATCGAATCGACGTTCCCGGACGTGTACCACATCAGCAAATCCGGCGTGCATGTCGGGATGCTCTATGACTACCTGACCGCGTACCCCGGCAACATGGTGCTGACGCGCAGGTCCATCGTCACGCCGGAGCAGGTCAACCTCGAACTCACTACCGGCCTTGGGATGCTGGACGACAACTACAACTGGCAGACCGAAGTGAGCGTTGCCGCTCGCAAGCTGATTCCTTGGCTGCCGCTGATTCAGGAAAAGAATGAACTCTATTGCTCGGGGCTGCGCGAAGTCATGGCCTCGAAGACGGTCCCTTACCAGAAGTGTGGACCGTATCCGAATACGCCCGAGCAGTGCTTCCAAGACTCCACCACGGAAGCGATCTGCATCCTCATGCAGGGTGCTGCGTAGAGGATCCGGAGCAAGAAGAAGCCCCCGATGCGAATCGAGGGCTTTTCCTTTTGCATGAGTTGGCCCCGAGTAGGAGGCGATGCTGTTCTCCTATACTTCCTTCCGCCCTCGGGGTTTGACGGATACGCTGCACTTGAATTGCGATGCGGTGGCTGGTCTAAGAGCTGGAAGCCGCATTGCGATTGATCCGAGCATAGCACAGGCGACCTTAGCGGGTCGCCTGTTTTGCCTGTAGCCGCTGCAGCCGGTCAATCTCTGCTGCGATGAGTGCGCCTGCCTTCTGCAGATTTCGGATCGGGTCGGGCGAAGGCTTCCACCACTCCTCATCCCACGGCCATTCCAGGGGGCTGATCTTCCTCGGCGTAATGTGGCACGCTTGAAGCGATGACACCTTCGCATAGCTTCGTGCCGCGTTAGCCATCTCTCCGGAAGTGTGCTGGTCGTCGTGCTCTGGCATCCAACCCTCTTGCGTTATCTGCCGTTCCCGTTCCTGCGCAATCAACTCTGCTCCGCTCATGCTTCCTTCTTCCTCGCGTCGGTCGCGACCCCGTTCGGTTTATTCAACTTCGCCCACGCTCGCGCAAACTCTGCGTTCGCCCGCGTGCTCTGCTTGCGCGCCGCCGCCACCTTCTTGCGCGTATTGGTGCGCGCGGTCATAGGTTATCCAGTGGGTCCAGTTGTGCCATCTTGCGTTCGAGTACAGCAATGCGCCTGCGGGCGCCGGCCAGGGTGCCATGGAGATGGGCGCACCACATGCCGAGCGCGAAGACGGCCGCCACGAGCATAGCGATAAATTCGCTCATACTTGGCCCTTTGGCTCCGCGAGGAAGGGTTCGATCAGCTTGGTAATGTCCGAGCATTCGTACTCGCAATCGTCGATGCCTTTCCGTATGCGCGTCGGCAGCTCCCGCATCCGCTGGTTGTCGGCCTCAGCCTTGGCCGCGCGCGCTTCATAACCGCACTCGTTGGCCGGGCAAGATTTGATTGCTGCGATCTGCGTTTTCAGTTGAAGATTCTCACACTGAAAGTCGATGCACAACTCCCTGTAGCATTCCATTGGCGTGCCGCCATACATCGAGTGCGCCATTCGTGCGACCACCAAATAGGCATCGCCCACCTCTTCTGCGGTCCATTTTGGCCACCGCTCCCGCTTCAACTCATCCCGCTCTGTTTGCGTCATAACCTCTCCATTCTTGCGATCACTGTATCCACATCCTCAGCCGGCACGAACGTCCAGTCGGCATGATCGAACTCCGGGTCCAGCGTGCGGTACTTCTCCACCAGCGTCCGCGCAAGCCCTGTGGGCGCGTAGCCGTCCACGAACAGGGACAGCAGGCGCATGGCCTCGCGGGTCCAGGGGTTCACTTGGGCGGCTCCGGGAGTGGCTGCCAGTGCGTGAAGTCGTGCTGGTCGGCCTCGATCCCATCCATGCAATCGGGAAACCACTTGCCTTCTGCCAACGCATATGTGTGGTGCTGCACGACACCCGTATACAAGGTGATGACATGCACGCCATCTTCCGGAAGCCGATCCTTCACGCTGATCCATTCGCTCATGCCTGCTCTCCCGTGGTGTCGAGGATGCGCTCGCGGGTCTCTATCGCCATTGCCCTCTTGCGCATTTGATACGCGTGGAGGGTATGCGAGCATTCTGGGTGCGCATCGCATCCGCACAGTTTGTCGGCGCACTGACCATTCCAGAAATCCTCGATTATTTTGTGGAGTCCTTTCGCCCCCTCCCGTAGCGCGGCGAGTTCGGCCTCGGCGGTTGCTACGCGGCCATCGAGTGCAGACAGGCGTTTATCGCGTAGACGGTCGTGATCCAGTTCGCACCCATCCGCAATCAGATTGTTGACTAGATTCTTCGCGGTCTCAAAATCGCCCTTGTCCAGCAAGCGCTGCAATCCTCCCAGCGATGCATACCATCCGCCAAACTCCAGATCACATTCGGCAACATGGCTGTACAGAGCGCAATTCTCCGTATCTAGTTTCTCCACCTGCGCGGACAGGGTGGCGATCTGGGCGAGGGCTTCGTGGAGTTGGCGTTCACGACAGGCCAAAATCGCTAATAGTTTTGGCTCTTGATTGACCCAACCCTCTTCACATGCCCGCTCGTAGTCTGCATCCACGAAGTCCAACGGCGGCAATTCCTGCTCCTTACTCACGATTGGCCACCCCTTCTTGCACTTTATGCAGCGCTCAATCCCAAAATGCGGGAGATTTACGATATCGTGCTGGCCCATCTTTCTGCCATACCACTCGCACTCATCTGCTTCCTTATTCATCTCGATCTCCTCTCCTTCAATAGAAATCCACCTATAGCCGCAAGCGTCAGTATCAACAGTAAGACCACGTATCTATCCATCTCTCCCCTCCAACTTCGCTCCGGTGCGGGCCTTCCTCGCTTTCTGCTGCGCGTAATATTTCGGGTTATACCCCTTGTAGCCCGCACGCCGCTTCACGAGGCACTCGGTGCAGTGGGAAGTGGAGTCCAGAGCCAATTCCTCCCCGGCACACTTCAGGCATTGTCCGGCCGCGCGCCTGCGGTCCTTCATGCGGGCCTGGCTCTCCCGGTGCCGCTTATTCCGCTCCTGCGCAGGCAAGCACTCGCGCACGATCTTTGGCGGCCGGATGCGTGCACGCTTGCGGGGCGTCTTCGTGGGCCGATGCGACTTCGGGCTGGGCGTGAACTTCCACGTGATCACCACCCTCCGCGCCGCAAGCTTGGCTGCGTCCTCGGCACGGATCGCGGCGGTGATCGGAATCGTGCGGCAGGGCGCGATGGGGGATGGCGCATCCACGGCGTCAATGGGCTCGTAGAATAGGTTGCGTTCAGCGTTCATATGGTCAGCCCCTTCCATTCCATCCACCGACGCCGCAGTTCCGCTTTTGCCTCCACGGTCCGCAGGCGATCAAAGCAGGCCGTCGTGAGTTGCGGGTAAGCCTGCTCCATATCCTCCCAGAAGCACTCTCCGTGAAAGCGTCCGCCGCACTGGAATGCGTCCGCAATCTCGGCGCACACGAGACACGTCTTGGCATTTCCGTGGCCGTCAGCGAAAAACCAACTCGCCAACTCGTAGCGAGAACGCTTCGGGATCACGCACCCGCACTCAGAGCAATTCCACTGCTTGCCCGCCTTGACGATGACTTGGCGGTAGCCCGTGCACTCATTGCCTCCGCTGTAGCTACTTACGCACACTCCGCAACTGCTCACGGTATGACCTCCATCACGCTATCTATTGCGCATCCAGACTTCACCATCTCAGTCGTGAACCGCAGCACCCTCCAGCCCATGAGCGCAGCGGTGTTGTATTTTCTGCAGTCCGACACGAATCCCTGACCGCGGGAATGGCGACTCTTCCCGAACAGGGTGCCGCCCTCGATCTCGACTGCAATCTTCTGCTCAGGCCATGCGAAGTCAAACCTCCACTTCCGATCGAGGCAGAAAATATGCTCCCGCTCGGGGTAGAGGCGATGCAGCTTGCATAGCCAAGCGAACTCTTCCTCGCCCTCGCTGAGCGCCTTCGGTATCGCTTCCGGACCCTTTGCGCGCTTAGGCATTGGCGCCCCTTTCATCTAGTCCGATCTGGCGGGCAGCGTTAACCGAAGCCATCGCATCATGGGAGCCGCCAGCGTCTGGGTGCGCTTCGCGAGCCTTGACGCGCCACCGTTCATTGATAGTTTCGGCGCTCGCATCGCGACTGCATCCAAGCGCTTCCCACCATCCATGAGGAGTCGGCGCATTCAGTTGCTTGAACCCAGAGAAGGCCCGCTCCATCATGTCGGAGGCTCCCCAGCGCTCAATGCCGCGCATTGCGTCGATGGTCTTCGCGATGGCGTAGATGTTGTCGCATGCGTCCCGGTACTTGTCGCAGGCGAAGACCATCGCCTTACCTTTGCGCTGGAAGTAGATTGCCACGCCGGGATCATTCCCATCTGGCCGCATGTTCGCGCGCGGCAATCCGTCGTTGCGGAGTGGAACGTTCGTCGACAGGATAATCTTCTGCGCTCCCATGCGAGCGAGCTCCGCGAACAGCAAATTGCGCGCGGAGCCAAATCCCGTTTTGAACCGAGAATGTTCGCGGTAAGCAGTTCGCTTCCACCCTTCCGGCCAATACAGCGGATATGCTTCCATCACTCGCCTCCGAATCCATAGTCAGCATTGCCTTCGTCGTCGCGGTCCGGCTCCGGGTAGTCGACCGGATCGGCGTCCGGGCTGGCGACCAGTTCGCGCATCCGATCGTCGGCAGCCGCGATCTGGTCGGGGATTGCGGGTGCGGGCGCGGGCGTTCCCCCCTTCATCGCCTTCAAGACCGCCTTGAAGTTCTTGCGCCCCATCCTGGCAGCGACCGCAATGTCGACTGCGATGTCGGGCGAGCCAGCGATGCGGAGCGCGTCCACCTGTTTCTCTCCAAATGCGACTTTGGTAGGAAAGAATGCAACGCGTTTGCCGACCCAACCGGAGATTTTGTTGCCAAACATTTCCTTCATGCAGAAGGCATTCGTCTTATTGCAGACGAGCTCCTTGTCCTTCCCGGAGAACGCTAGGATAAGCTTGTTTTGCTTCCCTTTGTCGCCCTCCAGAATCTCCATGTATGCCTTCGTGATGGTGAGCGTTACTGTCTTTCCGTTGAGGATTGGGGCTGCGAGGAAGCGACCCGGGAATGCTTTCTCGTAAGTGAGTTCCTGCTCTGCCATGACTGCTCCTGTTTGGGCTAATTAGCCGGCGCTACTCATGCTTCCAATTCAAGTTCTGTTTCCGCTTCATAGCTGGCCCATGCAGGCAGGGTCAGATCCTCTTCGATCTCCTGCGCTGCGGGCCAGTGATTCGATTGCTCGCACTCGCTGAGCCGGTCAATCAACTTGTCCAACTCCTCCAGTCCGACGAGCAACACATCCTCGGGGACGTTGTATGGTGCCCCTTCGTGCGGTGCCTTGGACTCCAGAGCGATCAACTTCACGATGGGCTTGTGACCGGTCAGGACTTCGTAGCCTTGGGCGTAGAGCGCCATCTTGACGACATATCCGAGTTGGTGTGCCTGCGGGCCGAACCGGAATGAGCGAGCGTCCCGCGTCGTCTTCAGGTCCACGATCGTGTGCCGCTCCGTCGGCGTCCGCACCATCTTGATGCGATCATGCGCTGCGACCGCCTTCTCTCCGCCTCCCGAAAACTTGTCCACGATCACCTTGTCAATCCGAGCCTTCATCCGCCTGCCGGTGTATGGATGCCGCCAGAACATCGACAGTTCCGTCTTTCCGGGAGCGTTCACGTACTTGCTGATGAGTGGGTGCCGGTTGGCCGCGCTCGCAATGTCGCACATGGATTCCCACTCGCCTTCCGTGACGATGTGCTTGTTCGCGTGCTCGGCCTGAAACTTATCCCAGACCCCTCCGCGCCGCACCTTCTGGTCTTCCTTCTTGCCCCAGACCTCGAAGTCGAGAACCGTCTTCGGCTCCAGGATCAGCTTGTGGGTCGCGGTCCCGAGCTTGAGCGCGGGAGTCTCCGGTGACGGGTTATCCTTCGCGTGCCGGTACTTGAGCGGCGACCGGCGCATGTGGATGATCGAGGAGCCATTCAGGGCGTCAACGGCGGCGTAGGTCGCATAATCCATGTGCTCGTAGAATCCGTTTAGCTCCGGCATGACCGCTCCCTCATTTCACTTAGCGCATCGTGCATCTTGAGGACGAGCAGGAGGCCATCTTGCGTATTAGGCACAACCCACAACATGAGATTGAGCAGCCATATTACCGCGATCATCCGCAACTCGTTCACTAGCTCACTCACGACTACCTCCATTCCGCGATCTTCTGCGCCAACAACTTGCCCGCACATGCTTCCCCGCAGAGATGCCGCAGGTAACTCCTATATGTTTCGGTGTCCCATGGGGAAAACGTTACCCCGAACTCGGAAGCGTTCGCGACCATGACCCAATGGTTGCTCTCCAGCTTCTCTACCCCGCAAATGTCGCACGTCGCCTTCTCAGTAACCACGCTTCCTCCTAAATCCAAACCAGCATCAGTACCAGCCACAGGCCCGCGACCGCGAGCACGTTGAGCGCGTGCCAGAGGTAGGTCATGCCGCGCTCGCGAGCGGCAGCGGGAACGCCTTCGCCAACAACTGCGCGATCGCGTCCTTGCCCCATTCGCCAGCCCACTGCGCTTCCTCGAAATCGAACCAGCGGTCGTCCAGGAAGTCGCAGATGACCGAGTTCGCGGCGCAGATCGGACAGTGGGCGTCGGTCAGCTTGCCATCGCTCGTCAGCTCGCGGAAGCGGACCTCGATCACCTTTTCGGGAAAGTCATCGTCGTTCAACCACAGCCCGCAACCACCACCGCACGTATGGACGCACTTGCCGCACACGTCCTGCCCGTTCACGCGATGGTGCGCCAGCTCTGTGTACTCGTGGATTTCGCGGAGGCAGCGGCTGCACTCGAACAGCGGATCATCGTGGTGGTGGATGCGATCGTACATGGAGTCAGTGACGCCGGCGGGGAGGTAGCTAGACATTGGAGCCCTCCAGTTGCGCTTCTTCGAGCGCGGACAGGATTGGATCGCAACGGTAAATCGCGGGCTTGGCGGGCTCGACCAGTTCGCAGGTGAGCGACTTGAGCACACATGCGTTCACGTCGATAGCGTCATTCTTGTAGCCAATCTGAATGCGGCTATAGGGTGAACCTATGCTTGTTTCGGATTTCTCGAAAGGACGCGGGACGATCTTTGCCGCGTTGAGAAATGAGTCCTTGGTCGCGCAGTGGAACCAGACCCACGGCCTAATCAAAGTAAGCTCCGGGTTGGCGTCGAGCGCATCGGCGAGCTTGCGAAGTTCGGTTGCAATTTCGTGTGCTTTCGGCATCATTCTCTCCTGTGCTGCGTGGCCCGGTTGTGGTGCTGGTTATGACTTCAGCGCACGAATATCTGCGGCGGCATAAGCAGACCCATAGCGGTCAGCGATAGATGCGCTGGCCTCGAAGGCATTATTGCGCCACTCTTTCGCTGTTCTCACCGAGCGCGGATCATGCTTGATAGCCGCACTCCAGGCTGCGTGCATGAGCTCTTCAACGTCGTCCTCGCCCTCTATACCGGATCGATTCGACTCTACCCACTGGAGAAACCCGTCATCTTTCGGGATCCCATCTTCTTTGTGGGAAAGGGAGCAGTTGCTGAATCCATGCTCCACGCATAAGCCTTCGCTATCCTTCGCAAAGTCAGCCATCAGTTCCACCTCTGCGAATCAATTTCCGTTTCGATCCCGACCTGCTGCAGGGCCATGAGAGCGGTGTAGTGAACCGGCAGGCCAGCGATGATGCTTCTAACCACTGCATCCTGCGCGGCGTCCTCAGTCAGCGCAAGCACGGTCAGTTTGGTTTCGTAGTCGTGGAGGAGAATGTCTTGCATCTCCTCATCCAGTAGCCGGTCCAGTCCCTTGTGCATCGCTGCCTCCTGCTGCCGTGTGCGCCCCGGCTGGCGGTTGAGTGCTACAGCAGCCCGAACGCAGCCAGCGTGGTCGCGCCTACGGCAATGAAGGTGAATGCGATCCAGCCCGCGATGGCCATCCACTCGGGCAGGGTCTCGTCGCAGGGGGTGGAGATGATGGGCGCGTCCTCGGTCGTGGAGGCGTCCGTGGTCAGGTCGAGGGGTGCGGCTGCGGTCAAGTTGTACATGGTGGGCTCCGTTTCAATGTGAGAACTGTACCCCTGCGCGGGGTACACGTCAAGCGAATTCGTAAACTATCTTTGCAGCCATTCCCATTCCCGCGGCTGGGGTACAATTTGCCTATGACAGAGACGCAACTGCGGAAGCTCATACGAAAAAAGGTTGACGGCTACGGATCGCTGCGTGGGTATGCGGCGAGTGTCGGATTGAGGCCAAGCCTGATTTCCGACATACTCACCGGCACCAAGGGGATCAGTGATGCAGTGGCGCAGGTGTTCGGCTACCGGGAAGTGGCGCAGGAGCGGAAATACGAGAAGATCCGGGAGAAGTGAGGGCACGGTCATTGGGCCTCCAGCACGCAACCCAATTTCACCTTTGCAATCCGCTTCGATACCTTATGCTCCCTATCGCGCGGGAAGTTCACGCCCTCACCATGGCAGCGCGCACAGAGCACGGCGTCAGGGTTGGGGATAGCGCATATCTTCGCTTTTGTCCCGCCTACGGATAGCCAATGCTGGCAGTTGGTCACCGCGAAAATAACGGGCGACTGCAACCGCACCAGATACTCTCCTCCCGGCCCACACGTCCACCAGCGCAACCGAAGGTAGCTGATCTTGTGAACGAGGCAGGAATTCGCGCCCGTGGAGTAGGCGTAGGCGTGGCGCGATTTTGCGATCACGTACTCGCGCTCTTCCTTTCCCCAGCGCGGGGCGCGTATCTCTGTGTATGCCGCGACGTGTCTCATGCCACCCTCCGTACCTTCGTAAGCGCCTTATTCATCGTGTCCGCAATCCTGTCTCCCGGCACATGGATCGCGCGCGTGGCCTTGGCTGCATAGCGGCAGAGGAGGAAGCGCACGGAGATGTGGTGGAGGGCGGCATGGACGTAGGTGGAGCGGGTGGGCTTCATTCTTCCTCCGAGAGTTCGTGCATCGCGTCGTCATAGCATCCTTCGCAGATCGGATCGTTATCGACATCCACAAACTCGCCTGTAGCTTCATATGTCCCGCACCAACTGCATTTCCCGGGGGCATCTTCAATCAACGCCATCACGCTCCCTCTCTCTGCCGCCCACCAGCGCGACACGTTGCCATGTTGATCAACACCAAGCGCGCATCCTCGGCCATGAACGGGTTGTCGAGTGCATTCGCGCGGATCGCCGTCCTCCTTGCCTCAATGTTCGCTGCGGCCTGCACAAGCCGGCAGCGCAAGCACCGCAGGAACCGCGATGCATTTCCACTCCCACACGCGATGCATTTCCCCTGCGCGTGCGCGGTCCGGCACCGCGTCGCCTCCGAGCGCCGCTTCTGCTCGCGGATGCGCTCACGGCAGCGCCTCGTGCGTGCGCGGGCCTGCTCGTTGCGGATCTCGCGGTGGACCTGGCAGTGCTGGGCGGTGACGGCGGCGGCTCGGCAGTGCTCGCAGAGGCCGAGGGTGCGTTTGACGGAGCGGGTCATCCAGCTGCCTCCATCGCCGCGTTGCAATAAATGCAATCCGGCACGCCGGTCCTGCTCGCGCATTGATGGCCTCCCGTTTTACTTACACAGTCGAGCCCGTGGCAGCGGTAGACCAGAAATCCGCCATGCCTTGGCGATGGCTGCATCTCTTCGGCGCGGATGCGCGACCAGTTAACCGCGCTCATAGCGCCTTCCATTTCGCGACTTGGACGATAATCTCGGCCCACACATCCCGCGCCGCCACGTACTCCTCTGGGTGCGCCTTGCGGTGGGTCTCCTGCGCCAACTCCGCATCGCGCTCCGCCTGCACCGTCTCGGCCTCCCTGCGCCGCGCCTTGGCCGCGCGAATGGCTCCCTCCATCACGTCCAGTGCCGGGAACGCCGTTTCGAACTCGCCACGATTGCGGCCCAGCCAATCGAGCCCGGTGACGATATCCGCGTCCTCAAAACAGGCCAGATCCGCTGCCAAGACGAGGTAATCCGCCGTATCCAGACGAGCCTGGCGGCGTATACCCAGCCTCGTCAGCGCCATCACAATCTGCTGCTCTCTCGCCGATGATTCGGATGGCTTCGCGGGCTGCATCCATGCTGGATTCGGTTTTCGATTTGTAAGTTCCATTGCTGCCTCCTGGTGCGCTTACCGCTCCGTCCTGGGCCTTCGCCAGCCAGTTGCCGATGAATCGCGGCATCCCTTTCGGCGTCTTGCGATGGGTTGAATTCGTGATGAGCCACGTTCGCATCTTGGCAAACTGATCCATCACGTTCACGGCCGGGTGCAGCGTCACCATCTCGCGGTAGAGCGCTTCGGGGACCGGCCATTCGCCTTGGGTGCCAGGGAGCGGAAGATCGAAGACTCCGGGCGAAGCTGCAGCGGGAACCGCGTCAGCGGTGGACGCAAGAGGTTCTTGTTTCTTCTCTGGCTTTGGCTCTGGCTTAGGCAAAGGCTTAGGCTTAGGCTTAGGCTTAGGCAGGACGCCGTTGTCCGACAACGGCAGACACGCAACTCCGCAGGCGTCCGAAATGTGCCGCAGCAGTTCATCGGAAGGGGAAAACCATTCCCCCGTTTGGCGATATGCTGCGAACCGCTTGTGAAGGTCGATCTCAAGATTCCTTGTCCCGCGCACACTGCCAATGATCTCGAGACGCTCTGGGCACCCTGTTTGCAGCGCCTTCAGGCGGGAATCAACACTTCCCTCAGTAAACCCAACCTTGATGAGGCCATTCACTGTTCCGCGGATAAAGTAAATCCAAGGTCCAGACTTTCCACCAACAAATCCAGATCGCTCTAACTGCTTCTTGGTGGCATCGTCGCAGTGCTCCATCCAGTCATGCACTAGAAGCCGGTGCTCCTCGTCAATATCTAGCCATCCTGAAGCTAGAAGTCCCTGCACGAGCGCATCAGGATCTTCCCTCCAATCAATCTGAAGCGAGATGTCCTCATTCGATAGCTTCCCGATATTGCCGATCGGCGTCTCCCGTGCCGTCAGGTGCCAGAGCGACTCCAAGATGCCGACCGCGACATACTGCGGGCAGTTCAGTGCCCGCATGAGTCGCTTGAGCTTGGTGTGCTGCATGGCTGTGCGCTTCATAGTCCGCATACCCCTAAGCACTCCCGGCTGAAGTTGTCTTCGCGCCAGAATCCAATCCTCTCTTGCCCTTCATGGGCTGCCGTCTTAGGCTTGAAGTCGATCTGCACGAGCGGCTTGCAGGATCGGTGCAGGAACATGTGTGCATCCATGTTCCGGTTCACAATCGCTCCGGGACGCCTCAAGGCTTCATCGACCTCCACGGCCCGCGCCCAGTCCTCTGGCACGGACTTGACGTTCTCCCATTCCGCATCGTCGTGGAACGGGCAGAACACGCAGGCGGACCGTGGAACCTCATGCGGAACGTCGAAGCGTTCCCTAATCCAGTCCTTACAGTCGCGTCGTGTCATGTGGCGCTCAATCAAAGGTGCCCGCATCTCGCCCAGAGTGCGCCTCTTCAGCATCCGCGTGAATCGCCCGTGCTCGTCGACGGAGATCCCAACATACTGATGGATAGAGAACTCCTTTTTGGGGATAGCGCGTCCGGGAGCGAGCCCGCAGAGTTCACGGCGGATTGTCCGCTCGATTACTTCGATCTTGTATTCAGCGGAGCACTGGCGGCGCGTCTGCCCTGCATCGTCGGCACCCGGCATAATCGTGAACGCAGGGATAGAGGCAAACCGCTGGCCGGTTGAATTCTCCCCGCGCATCAGGTCATCGCCGAGCCGCGACCCCTTACCGCGAATCAGGATCGGCGGCCCATTGAGCGAAAGGAGCCAATTCACATGTTTGTAGACCGCAACCGGCTCTTCTCCAGGGTCCGCCATGATGGCGAAGTCAATCTGCACGTCAAGCTCCCCGCGCATAAACATCAGGTAGAGCGTCGTACTCTGCACGCCGGCCCCGAGATTGAGGACATGGATATCCTTCACAGCCCCACCTCCGCACCCGCATCGCTCAGCGCGACCTCGGCCTTGAGCTTGCGGATGCCGTCGGCGCACGCCGGAAAGAGGGATTGCACCTCGCAATACTGCGCGGCCAACTCCAGGCCGAACTGGATGCCGCGCGTGTAGATGGCTTGGCAGGCGGCGAGCAGCAATTTGTCTTCAGGCACAGCGAGGGCGTTGACGCCAATTGGCGACTTATCCATTCCGGTTTTCATATGGAGCCTTTCTTGGAGGACGCTCGTTACTCTTCCGTCGTGCTTCCCGAGAGGGGAGCGGCGGGCCGGGGAAAGGTACCCGGCCCTACATTCTCTCGGGCGAGGAAAGGTCAGTAGCAAGCTGACATGACGACAATAGGCTACACTGTCCCGTTTTGCAACAGATTTCTTCAATTATTTTCGCATTATCGCCTTTACCCGCGCGGCTATTGGCGTTTTCTCATTACCGGGGACGATACCGGGAGGCAGGCAAAGCATTGCAGGGTATGCTAAGGTAATGAAATTGGGCTATGTGCTTGATATACATGCCGGTTAACGCCGTAAGTCATTGATGGCAATAGCCCGAATTCCTGACAGAGCATACGACTCTTAATCGACTGGTCGTAGGTTCGATCCCTACCGCGTCCACCATTCCTTTCAATAACTTAGCATGATATTTAGTGGGGAATTTCGCGGGTACCGGGGGCTTTACCGGGGAGGCTCAATGAAC